GTGTTTAATATACCAGATAGTTTAATATTTAAAGCTTGGTTTTTAGATTGGGTAAAATCAAAATTCAAAGCCGAAAGTAAAGAAAATGAATTAGAAGCAATGAAAGAGAATTTTAAACCTAGTCCAATAACTGTTTTACAAAATACAGATTTATTAATCAAAGCTTTAGAAAGAAGTAATGTACCTATTGGCGGTTCTTGTATTGTAGAGTCTGTAGATACAAAAATAAGAATGAAAATAGCTGTGCATAAGGAAAATGGCAAAATAAATATTTATGGTCATGCAAGTACTCAATATTATAGAGCTTTAGAATATCTACTATTAGATATAGCATTTTTAGGATATACAAGAGTAGTTGAGATTTTAGATGATAGGAAGAATAGTTAATGAAAGAAAGTGATTTTTTGGATTTCAAGAAATGTATATATGAGATAAAAGATATAAGTGATTATTTACATAGTGAAGAATATAAAAATTTATCATTGGAAGAAAAGGTAAATTATTTAAGTGAGGTTATGTCTGTTACAACCTGTTGTGTATTTATATATGGATTATCGCTTTTGAGTCATAACCCAAATATAAATACACTTTCTGGGCTAGTAGAAGATGTTGCTAGTAGATTACCACGGAAGAAAACTAAGAGCTGATTCAACTACTTTTCCTGATAATGTAGACATTAAAGCATCAACTAGAGATTTTTCTACAGGTTTTAAAAGTTTAGAAATTTTAATAGCAGATGATTTTGTAGAAGATTTTTCTACAATTATATTAGGGATATATTTTTTTAGTTCATTCTTCTGTTCAGTAGTTAATTCACTCATTAAATCTATTAGTTCAGATGTTTCAGTTAAAAGGGCTTCTGTCCATGGATAAGGTTTGCCACAATTATAGCAGTAATAAGGCATTTTAAAATATTCATCATAATGTTTGGTTTCTATTTCATAAGGAGAAGCATAATCATCATAATAACCTGATATAAGGTTCAAAGAACGTGATTTTATAACTAATGAACCTTTTATAGGCTCATGACAGTATTTGCATTCTGTAAATGTTTTTGCACCACATTTAGAACAAAAGTGTTCTTGTTCATGTTTTTCAGAATTATATCTAATAGTTATTACATGTCCATTTTCACAAATTTGAGCAGTTTCATAAGATTTTTCACACATAATAGCACCTACTTATTAGTTTTAGTATTCAAACTATATTATAACTTAAATTTTGATAAAAGGAGCGATTTTATTTTGACGATTTTGTATAAAAAATATGAAGAATTATTAGAAAAAAATAAGGTAACAACATACCAAGTTTGTAAAAAAGAAAATATTAGTAGGGCTGTTATAAGTGCTTGGAAAGCTGGTAGAACAAATCCTAGCATTAATAATCTTATGAAGATTGCTAAGTATTTTGGTGTATCAATAACTTATTTTATTGATGAAAATTAAATAGTATGTAGCATAAGTCCAGCAACAAAAAAGACAATTGAATATAGTGATGATGTTATTAATGACTGTGAAAAGACCTGAATATATTAGTTTTGATAAACCTTATCGTTGCTGGACGTATGGTGCATATTATAAAGCACCATATCTAATTAAATAGATAATCCATATTAAATTATCGTAAATTCCAGTTTATTGATGAAAAATTTAAATAAATGGCGGTATGTATTTAATTAGATAAAAATTAATGAAGTAATAATCGATCGAAAGAAGGTGAATTTATGTTAAGTGCAAATGCAGTTATTTATGAATTGCAAAATGCTTTAAACATGGCTACAGAGTATATCAAGAAACAAGATGCTGAAATAAAAGCATTGAAAGAAGTCGGCAGTATACGAGATATGGCTAAGAGTAAGAATGTGAAAATATCTGAAGCTGGTTTAGTCAGTGTAAATGGAACAGCTTCATTATTAGGAATATCTCCTAGTACAGTAAGAGCTATGTTAGAAGCACACGAATTGCCAGATGTGAAAACAAGAGGTAGAAGACAGGTGCATATTGATGATATTGAGCAATATATCAATAATCAAAGACGTAAGGCAATTTAATTATAAGTGAATATGAGGTGGTATATGTGAGTGATGATAAATTATATCAAGATACTGTAAAAACTATCATTATAACACCATACCAAAAATTGAGAGAACGAAAAGGTTGGACACTTCAGGTAGCAGCAGATTTTTTACAAATTGGTGCTACAACATTAAATCGCTATGAAACAAAAAAAGCCCCTATACCAAAGAAAATCATCAAACAAATGGACGATTTGTATGGTTGTAAGGGCAAGTTAATAGAATATTGGTGGAAAAGTGAATTGTCTAGTTCTAAGAAGTTTAAGTTAAAATTGGAAACCATAATAAGAAAGATGGTGAGTATATAAATGTTGAAAAGATGGTATAGATATCGTAGGATTTTAGGAATTTTGGCGGTAGGAAGTATCGGTCTTATTGGTTTAGGAGCGGTAGATGAAAATAAGCCTGTAGAAGAAATTTATATAGTTCAACCAGGAGATACTCTGTGGTCGGTAGCTAGTAAGAATATTACTGATGAAGAAAATATTTTGGCTTATATAAATGAAATGAAAAAAGCCAATCCACATATCAAAACAGATTTGCAGATTGGCGAAAAATTAATCATTAAGAAATATGAATAAATAATTAACCGTATAAATAATATAACATAAATATAAAAATAATCAACCGAGAAAATCCGAGTAAATCCGAATAAATACGGGTTAGTCCGAGAAATTCCGAATAAATCCGAGTATTTCCGAGCTAATCCGTATATTTCCGAATAAATCCGAGAAAATCCGAGGAAAAAATGAGTAGATTACAAGTATTTATTTTGGCTGAATTGAATGTAGCACAAGCATTTAAGAAAGTACGTGGAATAACAGTCAAAGAACTTGCTGATAGAATACCGATAAAAAGCCCTGTAGATACTGTGTATAGAAATATAAAGATTTTGATTGATGAAGGTTTTGTAGAGAAAGGTATTAAAGTTGGAAAATCTGACAGTTATTACATTACTGAAGCTGGTATAGTTGCATTAAAAAAAGAAAAAAATTAGGGCTGGTTAGATATATAACCAGCCTTTTTACAAACAAAGGAGAATTTTTATGAGTATAAAAGATAAGGTTTTTTATATTGGCATAGGTCAAGGCGGTGGTAATTTAGCTCAAGGATTGGAAAATAAGGGATATCCTACACTAGCTATTAATACAAGTAAAGAAGATTTGAATACACTAACTATCAAGCATAAATATCATATTGTTGGTGGTGAAGGCTGTAGCAAAGATAGAAGCATTGGTCGTGATTTGATAAGAAAAGACTTTCCTAATATAAGTACACAGATAAAAAACCATGCAGGTGATGCAGAAATAATATTTGTAGGATATACAAGTGGTGGCGGTACTGGTAGCAGTCAAGGCCCAGTATTGGTGGATATACTTACTATGCACCCAGATTATAAAGACAAAATCATTTGTAGTGTGGTTATTTTGCCATCAAATAAAGAAAGTATACAAGCAAATTCAAATGCTTATTGTTGTTTTAAAGAAATCAGCAATATAAAAAAGGGTGGAGCTTGCTTTGTACTAGATAATAATGAGTTCAAAGATAAATATGCTATAAATGAAGAATTTATCGCTTATTTAGATGAATTTTTGCATATACCTGCTACAGATAAATCTATAAAAGGGAATATTGATTTTTCAGAAATAAAAAAGGTGCTATCTGCTCATAATATGGCGGTGATGGTAGCTGTACCTGAAGGAGAAAATGCTGTGGCTAGATTATTAGATAGTCTACAGAGTAATAGTATTTTTGCTAAAAGAGAGCAGGATAATATCCTTCAATATGTAGCTTTATCACTTGCAGATGAACGATTAAACCCTGAAGAAGTAAATCAAGATTTGCAAAAAGCCATTGGCACTCCTATAGATAATTTCACTACATTTAATAAACGTAGTCGTAATTTTATATGTATTAGTGGTCTTACTTATCCAAAGACAAGATTAAAAGATATTGAAGAATTGATTTCTAACAGTAAAGACGCTGTGATGAAAAGCAAGGAAACATCTCTTGAATTAAATGCAGATATGAGTTTTTTACAAACTTCATCAAAAAAAGAAGAAAAAGAATATAAAGAAGAAAGTCTAGAATCTATTTGGGATAAATATATGCTCTGACAATCCGAGTAAATCCGAACATTTCCGAATATTTCCGAACAAATCCGAATTACTCCGAGAAAATCCGAGTATTTCCGAATAAATCCGAGCAAGACTTCATAAGGTGAAAAGTACTCTTAGTGGGTACTTTTTGCCTTATCTAAATAAAAAAAACAGCCTGCTAAAAGAGCAGACTGCATCTACATAAAAATGCCACTATTAAGCTAAGAAAAGTATATCTTCTATGTGGCATAAAGTCAATTTATGAAAATTTTAAAAGGTTCGTTTGAGCCTTTTACTAGCTCGTTAAAGGTATTATTTAGATGAACAAAATAAAAATGTAATGGTGATTTTATGTCTTATGTGCAGATGAAAGTATATATGAAAAATAACATAGAGGTATACAAATATTATTCGGGTAAGTTGGGCAAGAAAATATATAATGCTCCAGCTCAAAGAAAGACTCCGATAAATCAATTAAAATATCAAGACCAAAAGGCAAGCCGTATTTGTGGTTGGAAAATAGCAGAGAATTTTACTAAAGATGATTTGTGGCTTACTTTGACTTATCCAGCAAGACAACCTATTGAACCAGAAAAAGCAAGAAAGGATATCAGTCTTTTTTTAGCATATCTAAGGCGAGCATACAAAAAAGAAAATATTGAGCTGAAATATATTTATACAGCAGGAAGAACAAAAAGAGGTATGGTTCACTTTCATATGTTAGTAAATAAATTTGATACATCTATCATTGCTAATCTTTGGCGGAAAATATCAGGTGGTGGTATGAGCTTTAAACATTTATTTCTTAATGAATATGGTTATGTGAATTATAAAAAAATAGCAGACTATCTCATTAAAAATAGTCAGGAGACTTTTTATCGTAAAGATAGAATTCATAAAAAGCGTTTTTGTGCATCGTTAAATCTCGTTATGCCAGAGATAAGAAAACAATTGATTAAAGCAAAAGAATGGAAATTAAATCCAAGCTCAATAAAGGGATATTTGGTAGATAAAAATAGTATCTACAATGGTTATGGCTGGTTAGACAATGGTGAGCATTGGGATTGCTGTCGAGTCCAACGATATACATTAATTCATATTGGGGTAATTTGTAATAGGAGAAGGACGAAAAAACATTCATTGCCTAGTATGCCTGAAATATTTAGTGAAGATAATTGGTGGGAAGAAAGAGGAGATGATATTTAGATATGTTAGATAAATCTTATCGTGGATTGATGAATAATAAGCAAGGTAGTTTTTTTGAAAATAGAATTATTGGCGGTTGCATTGGCTATGATTTATTCAATAGGGCTTTCATCGAAAAGACACCTGAACCATTTAAAATATCTAAGCCAATTGGTCAAGGTAAATTTCAAGGAAGTTTCACAAAGAAAGCTCAACCAGATTTTAAAGGTACATTAAAATTTGGTAAGGCAATAGTCTTTGAAGCAAAATACACTTCACAAGACAAAATGAATGCAAGTGTATTAAGCGATGAACAAATAAAATGTTTGAAAAAACATTATGATTTGGGTGCTATAACAGGTGTTGTTATAGGCATTAAAGAGAGAGCATTCTTTGTGCCATGGCGATTATGGTCAGTGATGAAAGAAGAATATAATCGAGCTTATTTAAAAATAGAAGATATAAAAGCCTATGAAGTAAAACAAGATTTAAATTGCATAAAATTTTTAGATTTAAAAAGTGGCCAAAAAATAGAAAATATGGAGTTTTATTCTAGGCCCATATCTTGTATTGAGGAGTGATGGCATTGTCAATGATTTTGATAAAGAAGATAACATATGATGGCTTAAAAGAAAAAATAAGCATTAGTTATACAAATGGCTATAAAAAAGTGGATATAAGTGATTGTGAACCACCTCGACCAGAATTTATAAAAGCACTAAAAAAATTATCTGAAATAGGTGTAAGTATATTATCATATCCTTTTTCAATCAAGGATAGATTGATGATAACAGGGGCAAAATTCACTTATGAAAATGATATTGTTGATTCTGTAGTATTTTTGGGGCAATATGTACTGCCTACAAGAGAAGTATTAAAACAAAATTTCCCTAAAAGATATTGTAGACCAGCTAAAAAGAAGATTAATTTATCTGAAGCTGAACAGCAAGATATAGATAAATTTGTTGAAGAATGTAAATTATATGTATTAGGTGAAAGAGCACAAACAAAATTACAAGCAAATGAAAATAAGTGATGATGTGCTCCATCAGTATCAGCATCTAGGAAATGAACATGAATAATGAAGAACATGCTAAAAAAGTAAGAATGATAATTATAAAACGTATGCATAGTAAAGATATATCTATAGCAAAGTTGGCTCAATTATCGCATATGAGTTATAAATCTTTGTATCATTACATCAAAGGCGATAAAGATATACGTTCAGGAGATTTACTGGCGGTACTTTGGGCATTGAAAGCAAAGATATTGATAAAATCGAATGGCGGTGAATAGATGTTTTTTGAATTTAATAATGACATTGATTTATCTATCAAGGTAAATGCAACGAATAATAGATTACCTAGAAGAAAAATACATTATATAAATCTTCAAAGGGCTTATAAATTAAAAAAGAATGTATCAGATATAGTGAGATGTAGAAAATTTATCATGGCAAGTAGAAAGATTGAGTTAAAGATATGGAGAAATAAGGGAAGAATTTTTTATTAAGGTGTGATGAAGATGATAAGAAATTGTATGAAAGAAGTAGCAAATATGTTTGGTCTTGAATTAGGAGATAAATTTAATTTAAGAATAGTTGCTTATGATAAAGACTATGAGCATAATCCTTGTTATTTCAGTGAAGAAGGTTTGATGTCTTGTGAAGATAAAAATGTGCATCTTATTTTATTGCATTGTATTTTAACTGGTGAAGTAGAAGTAAATAAACTTAAGTAATAATAAAAAAACTCAATAAACTGGAATATTTATTGAGGTGATAAAAATGAGTGAACTTATTTGCTATGAAGCTTTGAAACTAATTGAAAAAAGATTGAGTCAATATGAACTTATAAAAAAAGCTGTGGCGGATTGTAGAGCAGACCATAATTATAATAGTAAATCTGGTGGTAAAGGTAAAGCCTTCATTTCTGATCCAACAGCGAATGAAGCCGTTAGTAATATTACACCATTAAATTCAGTAGTAATTGAAATTGATAACAAGATAATTAAAATTAAAAAGCCAGAAAAATGGCTAGAATTGGCAAGAGCTGTATTTGAACATTTTGCAAAACACTGCTCCTGTTCCAGCAAAAGTATCAAGATGATATTATATTATAAATTTATAAGACATAAGAATTATAATTTTATATGTACCAAACTAGAGATAAGTAAAAATAAGTATTATAAAGAATTAGATAAAATACTGTGGTTTGCCTTGTCTTATGCATGTCAAATAGGACTTATAAAAGTACGTTAAAAATTTATTATGCAAATGAGAAATATTGATATATAATATTAATAAGAGGGGGCGTTTATTATGTGGCACAAAATGAGAAAAATCGTTATTATGGTTAATAAAGGTTTAATTAGTATACAATTAGATAATAAACAAGATTATAAAAAATTTGTCCCTAAAAATGCAAATGAATTATCTCGAAAAAACTGGACTAATTTAGGCTTTAGATTGCGAAAAGCAATGGGAGAAGTAACTAAATAGATGGCAAATAAAAGTAATCAAAGAAATAAACTTGTAACAAGAGAACATAAGGTAGGTGTAAATTGTAATTCTGAAAATGAATTACATGTATTACAAGCTAAACAGTATGAAGGCCCTATACCTGCAGCTGAAGAACTTCAAAGATATAAAGAAATAAGTCCTGATTTACCTAATAGAATTTTAACTGTATTTGAAGAAGATTCTAAACATACACGAGATATGGGAAAAAGAGCATTAGAGGGAAGTATTAATTTTGATAAAAGAAGTCAACTTATGGCTTTTACTATTATTATTGTAGGTTTATTAGGTACATTCTTTTTAGCTTATTTAGATAAAGATATTGCATCTATTATAACTGGTCTTGGTACAATAGCTTTAATTTTTAAAGGTGTTTTTTCAAAAAACAATAATGGTAAATAATTTTTTTATTTGAAAATTATTAAGGCATATGACGAATTAGAGGTCATATGCCTTTTTTATGCTTATTTAATGTAATGAAGTCATATTCGAGTATTTTGCACTGTTCTAATAAATAGATCTAGAATAAATATCATAAAAAATTAAATAAAGTATTGTAAATTATCTGTATTTTATATCTGTCAGATAAGATTTATAAAGATGAAATAAATGTACGCATTGCAACAAATATTCTTGACAGGAATAAAAATAAAATATATGCTAAGAATGTGTTAATAAATAACACAAAGTTAATAAAAAAGCAAGAGACTGCCAATCTCTTGCTTTATAAAGTAGATAATAAGATTAAATACCTTTGCTACGTTAATTATTTTTATTTAGAGTTCTTTATAAATTAGAATAATATCTTTTAGTATTTTTAACACTAGATGTATATATTTTAATATTCTCAAATAAATCACCTCACTTTCAAGAAGGTGATGGTATAATCTTATTATCTAAGATATAGTTTAATACTGCCAATATTAAACTTATCAAAGGAGCCAAAGTTGCCATGTTGGCTCCTTTTTTATTATATATAATTAAGTATTTTAACACAACTAACACACACTTTTAATAAGACCTAATAAAGTCTAATGAAACTTAATAAAACCTAATAAAGTCTAATAAAGTCTATAAAATAAAAAAATATTTTTAATAGATGAATTTAGACATAATGAAAATAATTGTAAAAAAATAAAAAATTTTTATTTTTTCTAGGAAAAATTTATCGATTTTTATGATATAATGATATCAAGGTTTTTTATATCCATTTGAAAGTTATTAAGGCATATGACTAAGATAGAGGTCATGTGCCTTTTTTAATGCTCATTTTTAATCAAGGAAGGTGGTGAAATGCCAAATGAAGTAAAAAAATATGAGTTGGCGGAAAAAGATTATAAGAAAGGCATGAAATATGCTGAAATAGCCACTAAATATGAGGTTAGTTTATCTACTGTAAAGTCATGGAAAAAACGATACTGGTCTGATAATGCAACCATGGTAAAAGCAACTACAAAAAAGTTGCAAAAAAATAAAAAGGTTGCAACCTCTAAAACAATAGATATTTCTCCTAATTTAACAGAAGCTGAACAAGTGTTTTGTGCTTATTATGTGGAAAAGTGGAATGGTACTCAAGCTATATTAAAATCAGGCTTAGCCACTAATAAAAAGAGTGCAGCTAAAAAGGCAAATATACTGTTAAAACGTGATGATATTCGTGCTGAAATAAAACATCTTAAAAATGTAATTTGCGAGGGAATAAAAGTAGACATAAATGATTTGCTAAAATATTGTCTGAAAATTATAGGTGCAGATATTGGCGATTATGTGAAATGGGGACAGCGTGAAGAACAAGTAATAGGACAATTCGGGCCTGTGAAAGTAGATGGAAAACCATTAAAAAAGTTGATAAATTACGTTGATTTGATTGATAGTGATTTAGTAGATACATCAGTAATAAATGAAGTGAAAATGGGTAAAGATGGGCCTTCAATAAAAATGATGGATAAAAAATGGGCATGGGAAATCGTGATGAGGTATTTTGATTTGGTACCTAATCTATACCAGCGTGAAATGGAAAAACAACGCCTGGTAATTGAACAAGAAAAATTAAATATCACTAAGATAAAATCTACTCCACCGCAACCGCCAGCAGAACCGTTGATTTTACAACCATTTTATGGCAAACCACCTGATGAAGAAGGTAGTGAGGTGCAAGAAGATGGCGGAAACTAGAGTTTATTTCAATCCAATATTTAAACAAGCAAATGAAACAAGATGTCGATATCGTTGTATGAGAGGTAGTGCTGGTAGTGGTAAAAGTGTGAATATAGCACAAGACTATATCTTAAAATTAATGAACCCTAAATACAAAGGTGCTAACTTATTAGTTATTCGTAAAATAGGGGATTGGAACCGTCAAAGTACATATAGCGAATTAGTATCTGCGATTAATCGTATATGTGGTAGTATGGCGGATTTTTATTGGGATATAGGTAAATCACCATTAGCACTACGATGTAAAACAACAGGAAATGAAGTATTATTCCGTGGTATGAAAGATGATAAACAACGTGAAGGTGTTAAGTCTGTTACTTTTACACGTGGTAAATTAACTTGGATTTGGGCTGAAGAAGCAACAGAATTAGAAGAAAATGATATAGATATACTAGATGACCGCTTGCGTGGAAAACTGATTAATGAAAATCTATATTATCAAATAACATTATCTTTTAATCCTGTATCTGCAACTCATTGGATAAAAGCAAAATATTTTGATACACCACGAGCATCGATATTTACACATAAATCTACTTATCAAGATAACTTATTTATTGATCCAGCGTATAGCGAACGTATGATGATGAGAAAAGAGCAAGATCCTGAAGGGTATCGTGTATATGGTCTTGGCGAATGGGGCTTACTTGGCGGACAGTTTTTTTCTAATTTCTCTGAAAAACGACATGTCGTAAAACCTTTTAAAATACCAGATAATTGGGTGAGATTTAGAAGTATGGACTGGGGAAGTGCAAAGCCTTATGCTGTAGGTTGGTATGCAGTAGATTATGATGGTAATCTTTGGAAATATCGTGAATTATATGGCTATGGTGGTAAAGCAAATGTAGGGACAAAAGAAACAGCTGCACAAGTAGCTCAAAAAATAGTCGATAGGGAATGTGATGAAAAGATAGCTTATGGAGTATTAGATAGTGCATGTTGGACCAATATAAATACAGGTGTTCCTACTGTAGCTGAAGAAATAAATAAAGTATTAATAAAAAATGGTCATACTACATTTAGAGAATGTGGTAAAGGAAGAATGGCTATGGCGGAAGAGATAAAATTAAGATTAGAAGGATATAAGCGTAAAGATGGAGTACAAATACCAGCTTTACGCTTTTTTAGTACATGTTTTCATAATTTGAGAACATTTCCTTTAGTTACTCATGATAAACGTCAGCCTGAAAAAATCGATACGAATGGTGAAGACCATTGTGTTGATGAAACAGGATATGCATGTTTATCTAGACCATATAAGCCAACAAGACCTGAAAAAGATGGTTGGAAGTTTAAGAAAAATGATTATGAAAATATAAGCCATGAACCTAGTGTATGGGCTTATTAAAAGGAGAATGTATGGTTTATTTTACAAAAATAAGTTCACCTGCAAATGAAAATATCATTGGTCTTTTAGTTCGTGGACATGCAAATTATGCCAAAAAAGACAAAGAGGATATTGTTTGCAGTGCTGTTTCTGCTATCGCACAAACAGCATTATATGGTTGCAATGAATATAGTAAATGTAATGTAAATAAAATACAAAAAGGATATGTATCTTTTACTTGTGATAAAACAATACAGACAGAAGCAATAATAAAATCTGCTATATTGGGTTTAAAAGCAATAAAAGAGACATATCCAAAATGTTTTAAAGAGGAATAATAAATGTTTGATGAAGTAAATAATGATGTAAGAGCTGCACCAGAAGAAAATAAAATTGGGCTAGGAAAGATAAGAGAATGGTTTCAAGATGCTGTAGATAAATCAAGAGATTGGCGGAAAGAAGCTAAAGAAGATTATAGATTTGTATCTGGTAAGCAATGGAAAAATGCAGATAAAGAACAGCTTGAAAAATTTGGTAGACCTGCAATTACTATTAATAAAATAAAACCACTTATGAATGTATTATCAGGATATCAAAGGCTTAATCGTTATGATATTTCCTTTTTGCCTAGGACAAATGATGATATGGAGCTTTGTAAAGTCCGTGAAGGTGTTACAAAGTATATCTTTGATGATTGTGATTATGAATATCAAGAGTCTCAAGTTTTTATGGATGGTGCTATTGGCGGTATTGGTTGGTTTTGGGTTTATTACAAATTTGATGAAGAGATGGGTGATGGAGAAATAAAAATTGCTCGTGAAAGCCCTTTCAATATGTATGTAGATCCAGAAGCAAAAGAAATAGATTATTCTGATGCTAATTATATTATTCGTGCTAAATGGGTTAATAAAGCTGACTTAATAAATGTATATCCAGAAAAAGCAGAAGAAATAAAAAATCAACAGCAAGAATATGACTCTATGGAACCAGTAGATGAACAATATGACCATCTATATTACAAAAGAGATTTACAAAAATTACGTTTAGTTGAATGCTGGTATAAGGTAAAAGTTAAAGAAAAAATTTATATAATGCCTGGTGGACAAATAATTAATGAACAAGATATGCAAAATATATCTGAAGAACAATTAATGCAAATGTATTTGTCAGGGCAAATACCGATAGAACAAACAATTACTGTAGACAAGGTAAGGGTTTGTTCTTTTTTTGGCGGTGTTTTGCTAGAAGATATCGAAAGTCCTTATGAACATGGACAAATACCATTTATTCCCTTTGTAGTATTTAAATTTTTTGATGAAGATGAGCCTGCTGGTATTGTCAGAGACTTAAAAGATCCACAGCGAGAAGTTAATAAACGCAGAAGTCAATCACTTCACATATTAAATACTTCTTCATATAATAACTGGATTCGTGAAGCAGATGCACAATCTGATGAACAAAAAGCCAATATGAAAAAATTGGCTAGTCTTCCAGGTGGTGTAATAGAAGTTCAGCCAGGGACATTATCTCGTGGAGCTATGCAAAGATTAGAAGCACCACAGCCACCATTATCATTATTTCAAGCAGGACAAGAAGCTGCTGCTGATTTGCCTTCTATTTCTGGTATAAACGAAGCTTTAATGGGTGTAGATATGCCTGCTAATGCAAGTGGTAGAGCAATAGAATTAAAGCAAAAGCAAGCTATAACTCATATTGCACCAATGTTTGATAATCTTCGTAAATGTAAAAAACGTTTAGCATCATTGTTATGGGGAAAACATGGTCGTAAAGGTTTAGTACAACAATTTTATACAGAAAAAAAGGTTTTTCGTATTGAAGGTGTTGGTGGAAAACCAGATTTTATCACAATAAATCAACAAGTTACACAAATAGGGCCTTTTGGGCAAGCTGTAACAACGACTTTAAATGATATAACTCAAGGTGATTTTGATATCATTGTGGCGGATACACAGGCTAGTGCTTCACAAAGACAAGCACAGATGTATTCACTTATTGACGCTGTAAAAACATTGGGTGTTCCAGGTGATGCTGTATTTGACTTAATCTTAGATTTATCAGATATCCCTAATAAAGAAGATATAAAACAGAGATTACAACAAAGACAGCAAGCACAACAAAAGGCACAAGAAGCTCAAGCTGCTGCTGAACAAGCAAAACAAATTCGTATGAGTAATTCTATTGCTTTTAAAGACGCACCACCTGCTATTCAGCTCGCTATGGCGGCAAAAGCAGGACTTATTGACCAAAAAATTGCTGATGAAGCTATTAAGCAGTTTGTTGCTTATAATTATCCACAATTATTACAACAGCAAGCAAATAAACAACAAGTGAATAATCAGCAAATTACAAATCAAATAATGCAAGCTATAAATCAAGGTATACCGACTAATCAGATTTTATCGCAATTAATTAATTTAGGTATACCAGCACAGACAGCTCAAATATTATTGCAGCAAGTAAAAAATCAGGCAGAAATTAATAGTCAACCAATAAGTCAAAATCAAGCACCACAACAAAATAATAGCAATATGACTTTAGCAGCTTTAAATTCGTTGAGGTCAGGAAATATTCCAGCTATGTAATATGTAAAAGGAGAAAATATTGATGAAATATCGTAGAAGAGTAAATGAAGTAGAAGCTATAAAATTAAGTTTTAACAATGTAGAAGATTTAAAAAATATTCAAGATGTATTAGGCGAACCATTTTTAAATGTAGATTTTTCTGATGTTAAAAATCCAAAACTTCTGGTCGAAGATGTTTATAAAAATAGAAAATTTACAGCCAGATTTAATAAAGATTATCTTGTAAAAAGTATTGATGGAAAAGTATATCCTGTGCCAAATGAAGTGTTTGAAAAAGTCTTTGAGCCTATTTATCAGATTGATTATCAAAATGATGAAGATAAGGAGTAATTTGTAATGGCGGTAAGAAAAATAACAAAAGCAATTAGTAAAGAAGTGGAAGATAAAAATACTCAAGAACAACAATCTATCAGTCAAGCAAAAGAGCAAGCAGATGAAAAAAACGAACCAGTAAGTAAAATAGAAGAACTGCAAAAATCAGTAGAAGATTTATGTGGTAAAATTTTAGATTTTAGTATTGAACGTATGGATAAATTCAATAATAATCCAGGTTATCAATTAACCGAAGAGGAAAGAGAAACTATAAATACTTTTATGAATGTAGCCGAACGTATGGATAATCTATTAAATAAGAAGACTGGCCTGAACTTTGCAGATAAATTACTTAATAAAATTTGAGTTAGGAGATATATTATGGACGTATTAAGAATTTTTAATTTGCAATTATTTGCTGAAGATGATTTTGAAGATAATCAAACTGATTCTGATACTGTAGTTGATGAAACAGTAGATGATGTAGATAATAATGAGAATGATGAAATAAGTATTCCTGAAGAGTTTGAAGGATTGGATCCAGATATTGCTAGAGAATTTACTAATAAATTTAGAGAGCAACAAAAAGCTGAAGATGAAAAACTTGAAAGTAAAAAAGATGAGCAAGAAGAACAGCAATCTAAACAAGATGATGAAGAAAAAATAGAAGATAAACCTACCGAAGGCATTGAAGAGCAGCTTGCTAAATTACGCAAAGAAAATGAGCAATTAAGAAAACAACAAGAGCAAATTCCTAAACAACAGGAATTTAGACCTGCACCTTTTAAACCTATTAAATTAGAGCAAGTTCCAATTGAATTTGCACGTACTGTAATAAGTGAAGCCAAAAAAATAGCTTTAAAATCAGTTAATTTGACAGAAGAACAATTAAATGATTTAGAGTTTGAAGATAATGGTGCTCAAAAGAAAGCGGATTATGAAGCAGCTTTTGAAATTGCTAAAGATAATATTATGAGCAATGTTAATAGTGAATTAGCATTGAGAAATCAAAGAAAAGAAGCATTTATGCAGGCACATAGAGAAAATATGGCGGCATTTAAAGCATTTGAAAATGAACAAAAGAAAGATACACATTTTAAAGAGATACAAGATTTTGCTATAAATGGATATTTTGAAAAGCAATCTGTGGTTAATCAAAATATAATTCGTGATGCTTATGCAAGATTAGAACGAGGAGTAGCTTCACCATCAGACCGATATACTATTGAAGCTTATTTTGAAAATGCTAAACGTGAATATTATAAAGATATAAATGCAAAACAGAAAGAAAAACAAGATAAAGTCGTAAATAAATATAAACAAGCTAAAAAAATGCCACGAGCAGATAAATTATCAGGTGGCGGAGATACTTCAGGCAAAAGTGATGTAGATATTGCTATTGAAATGATGAATAACCGACCATGGGAAAAAATACCAGAAAAGTATCAAAAAATTTTATTAGGTGAATAAATAAAGAAAGAAGGTATTATATATGTGTTTAAGTAATTTTAAATTTAATGAAGACAAATTGAAAAGAGCATTTCCCAAATACTTTAAAAATATGGGTTTTGAAGGACGAGGAATGCAGATATCTTTACCAGCGAATATGGATTTAAGACTATTTGCAGAAACAACTGTTCCTGAAGAACTTGTATTACAAGCATGGGGAAAACAGACGTGGACCACTGCTATGAAAGATTTGTTCTTTGGCAAATTCATGGGTGAAGGTGTTAATAATATTATTCAAATTTTAAATGATTTAAAAAAGGAACCTGGAGATAAAATAACACAATCACTCGTACTTAAATTAAAAGGTGCTGGTGTTACAGGAGATGATATCTTAGAAGGTAATGAAGAAAAAATGGAATATAGAAGCTTTAGCTTTACTATAGACCAGATTAGAAATGCTGTACGCTTAAAAGGTAAATTTGAAGAAAAGAAAAGTAAAGAAAATATGCGTAAAAATGCAAAAGATGGATTATCTATTTGGCTTAGAGAAAGAATCGATGATGATTTATTTAAAGCACTGACAGCTAATCCAACAGCAGATAAAGTTATTTATGGCGGTACTGGTATTTCATCTGAAGTTAATATTACAAGTACTGCTAAAATGAATACTACTGTTTTAGGTAAAGCAAAACGTTTGGCACAGATGTCTAATCCTAAAATCAGACCTGTTCGTGTTAATGGTGGAGAATATTATGTAATGGTATTGCATCCATATCAAATTCGTGATTTAAAAGAAGATGAAAAATGGATTAATGCACAGCAATATGCTAATATTCGTGGCATGAAAAATCCTATTTTTACAGGTGCTACTGGTTTATATAATGGTGTAGTCGTACATGAAAATGAAAATGTTCCAATTGGTCAAACTGGTGATAGTTCTACATGGGTAGGACATGGATTATTGTTGGGTGCTCAAGCAGGTGTAATGGCAAATGGTATTGATTTATCATGGAAAGAAAAATTATTTGACTATGATAACCAATATGGTGTGGCTATCTCTCGTACTTATGGTGTAGCCAAGTCTGTATTTAAAATTAATGGAAGTACACCTACAGATTTTGCTACAGTAAATATTTTAACTTCAGCTGTACCAGATTGATGAGGTATAACGATGTTAGCTGTAGAAGAATTAATAAAGCGAGTTAGAATTTTAGTACATGATGAGCAAGAAACAGGTTATGACGATATAGCTATACTAAATTGTTTGAATGCTGGTTCTAGATTTTTAAGACGTATGATTTTACAGTTAAAGCCAGAATTGTTGTCTAATGTGACTAAAGGTAATTTAAATACTAATGAAAATATAATTGAGTTGGATTTTATACCTGTAAAAATAGTAGATATTAGAATAAATGGCAAACGTATAATTTATAAAAGCCGTGCAGATATCCTAAATATGGATAAGCACGGCTTTCCTTATGCTTATTTCATAACAGGTTTAAAGACTATAAATTTGTATCCTATACCTGATAAGCCTATTAATTATGAAATTTTAGCTGTAGAAGATATAAAAGAAATGACTTTGTTTGATGATGATAATGGAAAAAGTCCTTTTCCGAATGAATTTGATGATATGCTAATTGAATATGCATTAATTCGATTATCCATGGGAAATGAGTTTGATATGTCTCAAGAAATGTCGGTTATGAGTCAAATAGTAGCACAATTAGAAAATATATTAAGAGAAAGAGATACAGTATATGTTATTTCTGGATATTATGATTCGTTGCCTGATGATTGTGATGTAATAAGGGCGGTATGGTAATGAGATTATCTACAAAACATGCTAATCAACAATCTGTGATGTTGCAAGACTTTACTGGCGGTCTTAATGTATCCTGTACAGAAAATCTAATAGCAGACAATGAACTTGCTGAAGTAATAAATATGGAAATAGACAGTAATTCTAAATTGCTTCGCACGGTTCAAGGAACAGATACGTTATATACTACAACTGAATATACATTTAAAAGTGCAGCATTTGATATTTTAAATTCTGCACTTATTTTATTTACAGAAGATAATAAAATTCTGGCCACAAAAGATTTTTCTGAAGTAAAAGAAGTTGGAACTTTAACGGGAACAGGTGAAGTAATAACTGCTATGTGGGAAGATGGTCTTTTAATTGCTAGTGGCGGTAAGCTTCAATATGCTAAGGGGACGGAACCCGTAGAAACGATAGACACAAGTCCAGAACATTGTAATGGTGTGTATATTCGTTCTGGTCGTGTGCTCGTTTTTGATGATACAGACCAGGTGTTATTTAGTGGCGTTGGCGATGAAACCAACTGGACTCAAGACACTAACGATCCATCATCGAGTTTATTTGCTCAAATTGGATATAAAGTTGGCGGGCATATAGTTGGAATGGTCAATATGAGTAAAGATATTTTATTCATAAAATCAAATGGAATGGTTTTCCGCTTAGAAAATGAATATCCAGATTGGCGAATTAGCGAATTAGGAAGAAATATATTCTGTAAAGGCACTGCTAGTTATTGCAACATGGTTAATAGTGTTTTGATAATGAGTGATATATCGCTTCAAAGTATTCAAACAACGCAAGAATACGGCGATATGAAACCTACAAATATAGGCTCTAAAGTTGCTAGTAAGATTGCAAACCTACCTAATAATACAAAACTTCGATATGTGCCACCATTAAATCAAGTATGGTGTATAGGTGAAAATGGTTATGTGCTTGTATTAGATTGCAATACTAATGCCTTTTTTCAACGACAATTTAATGATGTGGCGGTCGATGTGCTTAGCATAAACAATGATGTATATGTGATAAAAGAAAATGCTATATGCAAGTTAAATGCAGGTGATGTTTTTTACGATGCAGATGAGCCTTTACGTTTTAAAGTACGCATGAAAACACGTATGGCAGATTATCAATATCTGATAAAAAGATTAACCATTTGCGTTACACCACTTCAATATATGTATGTATCTAACAGCCATTTCGATATTGGCACTATAAAGGTACCATTACCACATCTTGTGCCTAGTAGTTATATAAATGACAATAAGCAGTATATTTTTAGAAATAGTGAGCCATTGCCCTATAGAAATAATAAAAATATCTATACACGAGCTAGTGATAAAGTAGCAGATAGTTTTGAACCTATATATAATAGTAAATTTAATAAACAACAATTACAGAATTTAGAAACAATAAGAAAAACAAAAAGAGTAGTGTATCGTTCTCCCAATATTCGCATTAGCGGTGTAGGTATGGGAGAACCTTTTATTTTAAACTTTATTCAAGCTGATGTGGCGGAGGTGTAATTAAATGGATTTAGATAATATACAAAGAAAATATGGTTTGCCAGCACCACTACCAGTAGTTCAAAACGGGAAATTCGCTACTAGATTTCCTCTTAACTTAGAGCATAGAGGCGATGATGTATTCCAATTTGGCGGTAAGTATATAGGTGAAATAGAAAATATCTATGATTTACTGTATAAAATACTTACTAATCAAGAAATAGATGCAAGTCTAGCTTTGCCTTATGCCATCAAAATAACAGAAGATAAGCTTTATGTACGTGATAAAACAAATAGTGAATGGATACTTATATTTGATATCATGAAGCCTAATTTCCCAAAAGAAATAGAACTGTATGAGCTTATCTATAAAGCTATTACACATCAAGTAATCGGTGAAGATACATCTTATCCTGGACAATTTAAAATTGAAGAAAATATATTGTATGTGAGAGATAAAGATAATCTAACATGGACACAAATTGGTGATGTAACAAAAGAGTTTTTAGGAGCTACAGAAGCAACACAAGCTATCTTAGACCAAGTCAATGAAATTTTAACCGAAGTACAAGAGTTAAAAACTGAATTAAATAGGCAGATAGCAACAACAAATGAAACTCTTACCACGGCACTTAAAGCAGCTAATGAAGCCATGACAAGTGCACAATCTATTAATATTAGAACATTTAATAGCGTTGAAGAAATGAAAGCTAGTAATACATTGAAAGCAGGAGCATTAGCAAAAACACTAGGTTTTTACACTGCTGGTGATGGTGGCGGAGCTGATTATTTAATAACAGATAATATAGGTGAAGATGAAGCTGATAAAGCTAGTATTATTTCACTACAAAATGAATTATATGCAAAGTTACTAATAAAAGATTATATAAACATAAAATGGTTTGGTGCTAAGGGCGATGGTGAAACAGACGATACAGAATCTATACAAAAATCTTTTGATTTAGCAAGTAAATATGGTACAAAATTGATTTTTCCTAAAGCCATTTATAGCGTTAGTAAAGTAACTTATAATGCTACAGTTACAAGCGGAAATCCAGCAAACATTGAGTTTAACTTTGCTACATTAAAAGCAAATACAGAAAATGAAGCCATGTTTGAAATAAACTCTGAAAATTTTGATGGTACTAATAAACAATTTAGAGGCGGAAGAATAAACAATCTAAAAGTAGATTGTAATAATTTATCCTCTTTGGGTGTATTAGTAACAAAAGCTACTAACTACACTATAGATACTCTAAATATTATAAATGTAAAAGATACAGGGTATAAACATGTTAGTGGTAGTGGAGTTACATTGCAAAATGCTTATGCAAGTGGGTACTCGCCTGATGTATACACAAAAGGATTTTTAGTTCACGGAGATAGTGTATATAGAAATATTGGAACAGAAGATATAACAGTAAGTGTAGAAGAAGTAAGTCAAGGAAGCAGAATAGATATTATAAATTTACATGCATACTACTCTAAAGTTCCTAATATCCCAGAAATATTCAAGAAATCTTGTTGTATTAAAGCTTATAAAAACTCTAACATTTTAGCAAGTCATGTGATTGCTGACGGTGTTAATTCTTTGTTTTATTTAATGGATAGTAATATTTCGGTTATAGGTAGTAATTTAGATATTCATAATGCTATAAGCCCGAGTGAGTATCCAACTTATGCAGATGATAATACTACAACACAATACTTATTTAAATATGATACGAGTGCAAATTTAGATTATACGGATAAGCAAAATGTATCTAATCTATCTTATTATTGTTTTACGGGAACAGATACACAAAAATTATCTAATATTGAAGATAATTTTAAAGGTACAGTATGTGGTCTATCTTTAAAATTAGATAATATAAACTTACAAATGTCTATTCCTTATAGTTGCAATACAGGTGTTACTCCATATAAATCAGTTATCTTAAATACAGATTTCACTAATACTAATGAATTAACGTTAACAGTAAGTAACATATCAGAAAATAGTCAATACATCAATGCATCTAAAGCTGTTGGAGTAAAATTTAAAAATATGTTTAATAATTCAGTTCCCAATAGTAAATTTCCTTATTATAGGAAACTTATGCAGCTTATATCAGGGAGTGAAGCAACATATATACACATTAACACTGAATTTGATGTTAGTGTATTAGATGATATATTAAGTAATTATATATACTTCTTTTCAACGTTTTACTCAGAAAACAATTCTCATATGTCTTTAAGTATTTATTTAAAAAATGCTGATGGCACAAATTCTACTATGATTTCTAGTGGTAATACCTATTTTATACAAGGAAATACAGCTAAAACATGGGTGTTCCCTATAACACTAGATAAAAGTGCAATTTTTGCATGGTTACAAAGTTATAGTGATAAAGAGATAAAAGTTAGATTTGAATTTAATTTTGAAGTTCCTATGAATAGTAATGTGTATATAAAAAACTTTGGATTTTATACTGCTAATAGTCCATATTATGCAGTACCAAATATTTAAGGAGCAATAAATGTTTAAGAAAATAATTATATTGATAATGCTAATAGTGTCTTTATCTGCAACATGTTTTGCTAATAACTTGCATGATATACAAGATAGTATACCAACAGATAAAGCTCTGCATTTCATGGCAGGATATGTAATTCAAGACCAGCTTCAGCGTAATGTAGGTTGCAGTGCGTTTGAAGCTTTTTTAATTACTTCAGCTATTGCATGGAGTAAAGAAAAATTCGTAGATGACCATGTAGATAATGCAGATGCATACGCTACAATGGCTGGCGGTTTATTTTATCAAATTAAATTTTAAGAAGGTGATTAAAATGCAGGAGTTTTTGGCGGATATGGTTTCATTTTGCAAGACGATTATACCAGTCCGATTAGAGATTGAATGGGGAGCGTGTTTCGCTACTGTGGGGACTATATGTAGTCATTTATTCGGCAGTTGGTCAAACTTGTGGGAAGCTATTTTGCTACTAATGGTATTAGATTATATAACAGGTCTTTTATCAGCTTGGATAAATCCAAGCAAAAAATTAGATAGCAGAAAAGGTTGGCGAGGATTAGCAAAAAAAGCTGTCATCGTCATTATTATTATGGTGGCACATACGGCAGATATTGTTTTCAATCAGGGAACGATAACACGAGATATTGCTATAATGTTTTACATCACAAATGAAGGCTTGAGCATATTAGAAAATGCTACAAACTGTGGTGTACCAGTTCCAACTAAATTAAAAAATAACTTAGCTCAATATGCCATGCAAAAAGAAAAGATTAGAAAATAAAAAGAAAGAAGGATTAATAATGCAAGAACAAGCAAGAAAAATAGTAATGGAGTATTTTAATAGTCATGTCGATAAAACAGATAACAAACAAATCACAATGAATGATGTTTATGTAGTTTGGTTTAGTAAGACATTACAAAATTGGAAAGCTCTTATAAGCACTACAGTTAGCGATGGAATGTACTATGAGATTACTCATAATGGCGATAAAAACGAAACTTATGTAGATGTTTATAAGAAATGGGAAAATTATACTGTTAAAGGGTAAATAACATGGACGTATTAGCGATGAAGCAATTAATATTTAATTGCATTTGTGGTGGATTCTTTTTATTTGGTTTTGCAGTAGGATATATTTTTGGAAGTGATAAATAATCATGGAATTAAAAGATACAATAAATCTAATGACCAGTAAAAACTATAAAGAAAGATTATTAGCGGAATATTTTCAAGCGGATATTAGAGCTAATAAACTGCATAAGGTTTTAGAAAAATATAAGCAATGTTCTTTAGATTTTAAGCCTAATTGTAGCTATGAGCTATTAAATAAAAGACTTATTCATCTTAAAGAATATTTAGGAACTTTAAAAGAAGAAGCAAATATTCTAGGTATTGATTTGGCGGTGATTAACGATGAAAGTAATTGATATTTCTGCTTGGCAAGAATGGATCGATTGGCAGGCAGTAAAAGATGCTGGAATTGAAGGAGTTATTCTAAAAATAGGAGAACATTATAGTTTAGATGAAAAGTTTATAGAACATGTAAATAACGCTGTAGCGTATGGATTACGCTATGGCGTTTATTATTATAGTCATGCGTCATTTATTCGTGAAGCTGTAGCAGAAGCTAATTGGGTTGATAAACAGATTAAGACATATCTTAATGGGAAAAATCCTGAACTTGGCATTTGGTATGATGCTGAAGATAAAGATATGTTAGAAGGATATTTAAATGTAGTTTATCCTATTGCCAATTTCATCAGTACATTGTTAGAAAAAGGGTATAACTATGTAGGCTTATATAGTTCTTATAATTGGCTCACAAATATTATAGACTTAAAAGCATTACCTGCTTATGTACCTATTTGGGTAGCTCAATATTATACGGAAAATAGTTTTGCTATGGAAAATCCTAATCGTATTTGTCGTATATGGCAATATACCGATGGTGAACGAATTGGGGATATGAGGCTTGACTGTAATGTCTACTACGAATGATTACCAGGATATAATATATAATTTGCCAAAACCGACAACAGATTTAGAAGAACAATATTTATATTCAATAGTAATGGCAATGGCTAGTAAAGATTATAAGCCATTTTCTAAACCTTTTTGGCGGAAAGAGCAGTATTTAAAAGCATGGTGGGAGATAACTAAGCTAAAAGTAGCTGAAGGAAATATTCCAAACGATAATTCTGTAAGTACAGAAAAAATTGTTGATGGTGCTGTTACCTTAATTAAGCTTGCAAAAGAAGTAGTTGATAAGCTATTAGCTGATGACAAAATTGAAACAAGCATGATAAAAGATTTATCAATAACTACAGAAAAGCTGGTTAATAATGCTATAAATTCGGAAAAGATAGCTGAAAACACTATTATATTGAGTAATTTGTCTAAAGAGGTAACAAATTTACTCTTAACTACAAACCATGTAGGTATAATACAACAACCTCAAATAAATCAAATTATAGAAAGCGGAGATATGCTCACGCTAGATGTAATAAAAAATAAAATCAATGAGATAATTCAATTATTAAATAATGCGGAAGTTACAAAATGAAGGAGTGTTTATCATGATTAAAACTATTAAACTTGTAAGTAAAGAACCAATTGAAGGTATTACAAAAGCAAAGATTAAAGACATCTTTGAAACATCTAAAAATCCTAATCAGGTATTATTGGATAATATACCTGAATTTTGCTTTATGCAGGGCGATGTACTTTATTTTACAGGACTTAGAACATTACACCCACATATAGAAGAAATGGAAGTGAACACACTTGAATGATGTGCTTAGTAAGATTAAAAAATATAAATATATTATTATTGGCGGTATTATTATTGTGGTCTTGTATGTGTGCAGTCTGTGGAGCGACAGAAAAGACTTATACGATAACGGAGAGTCAACTGACGCAATTAGAAGCGAACTTAACCGAGCTGAAGGAGCCAAACAAGACATTGCAGGAACAGCTTCAAATATCGAAGGAACAAGTACAAAACTTGAAAATGCAATCGGAACAGCTTCAAACGCAAGTTCAAATTTTGAATCAATCATTGACGAATGCCAATCAATTATTGACGCAGTACGAAAACAATCAACAGATTAACAAAGAAAAAAATTGTGCTATTGGTCTAGGTATTGGAAATAATGGTATCGCCATAGCTGGGGATATAAAAAATACCTGGATAGTTGCTGATGAAAAGACAGTTATTCTAGGTTATAAATTCAAGTTTTAATGCCATTTCTCCCACATTGAGATAATTATATTTATTTGGGAATTTTAAAATAAGTTTATTTATAAGCTTTTTAGTTACATTTTTCCCATGAGGGAAAAATGGTTTATTTATGGGATTTTTTATATGAATAATACATTAGATGAATATATAAAAAAATATGAGCAAAAAACAAAAGATAAGTTTAAACCAAAAGAAGGGTTTAAACTTTTTTATTTGCCTTCTCGTGGCTTTTGTGAACTTAGCACTACTCAAGATAATAGTATGCTAATGATTTATCAAATGGCTGGTGATGGCAAATTTTGGCAAGATTTTGCCACAGTATTTGCTCAAATGCTAGGAATAAAAAAACTAGGTACAATATGCATACGAGAAAATATAAAAGCTTATATTCGGTTTTGGGGATATAAGATAACTAAAAAAGAGCCGCTTCATGACGGCTCTTTTATCTATTATGCAGAAAACAAAGAAGGTAAGAAAGCTCGTGTATCACCTGTACATATGCATGATGATATAACAAGGATTTCTTATTATGTAACATGGGATATTTAGATATAGAAAGTAGGTGAGGTTATGCATGCATACAAACCTAAAATTTATTATATAGATTTGCAATTATTTAAAGGAAATACAACGGTAAACAATCAATCGTATCAGCCAACTCAGTATGAATTACAATTACAAAAAGTTCAAGCAGACCTAGCCAATCAATATGCACCTAATGCATCATGGTTAAATGATACTGCTAAAAATATTCTGCAAAACTCAATAGGTGCTGTTCAATATGATTTTAACACAGCTAATAATCAAGCACAAAGTCAAATAAATCAAGCAAACCAAAATAATCAAGCTTTGGCTAATGGACAATTACCGCAAGCAGCACTAGACAATATAACTAATAATGTATCAACCATAGCTCAAAATAGTATGGGTAATTTATTAAATGGGCTTGCTAATAATGGTGTATTGAATAGTTCTGTAACAACTACAGGAATGAAAGATTTATCTGATAGTGTGAATAATACTATTTCACAACAACAACAAAGTTACATGAACTTATTAAATGGAATAAATAATGGAAATATCAATAATGCATCGGCAGGAATAACAACAGCAGCAGGAGCACAAGAAGCGGCCCAACAGCCAGCACTTAATTTGTGGAATGCTTCAACAGCGATTGCAAGTTCAGGCAATTCTACGCTTAATGCATTAGCAGGTAAAGGAACGACTACAACTACTCAAACCACTAGCGGTGGCGGATTACTTGGTGGATTGTTTGGCGGATTATTTTAAAAGATAAAGGAGAATGATTTTTATGGAACAAGGAATAAATGCATATCAAAATCAAGACCAGTGGGATAAAATGTATAACTTAAAAAGAGGATTAGCTGTAGCTAGTATGCCGATTGAGCAAGCAATTGGTTATGGATTAGGAGCATTTTTAAATAACTATTTTACTAGAGGAAATAAGAAAAAAGGATTAGAAGCTGCTGAAGCAGTTATAAGTGAACCAATATCATCAAATGAAGCTACTTCAGATGGTATATTAAGTGGTATTGAAAATAAAGGTTCGAAAGAAAGCGATATTTTAGGAGATAATAGTGATTATGTTCGACAAGTAATGGAAACAAATGCTAGTATCCCAGAAGGAACTACACTGAATCAGTATAATCAAATGGCTAATGATAATCGTACTATATCAGCTTATCAAAATATGCAATTACCAACAGTAGAACAACAAATATCTACAACAAATAAAAATAAAGTAAATACGACAACAGTACCAAAGGAAAGTTATTTATTAGGTGATTCAAATAAACTAAAAGTGAAAGATGATCTTAGTATGAAATATGCTTTGGGATATTATAATCAACCAATGTCTTTTAATAATGCCGTCGCTTCTAGTAATGAAGTGGCGGCTAATTCTTTACCTGAATATTTAAAACCACGAATTGATTATTATGTAAATGTTATCAATAGTGCAAAGGCAGATTATATGAAAGCTCAAGCTAATAATGATACTGAAGGAATGCAGTCTGCTAATGCACAGGCAAATGCTGCTAGAGAAGAATTAAATAAATTAGGTGTAGATAGTAGTTATTTTGGTGCAGACAAAACACAGGAACAATCTCAAGAATCCATGGAGGATTTAAATTATTATAAATTGCCTATAGCACAAAATGTATCACCATTTCAGCAACAAATAGCTGATAAAGTACACAGTGAAATTATAGCTGCTAAATTTAATTATGATAATGCTACTAATGAAAATGAGAGATTACTTGCTCAATTACAAGCAAAAAAAGCTAGAGATTTAGCTAATCAATATGGATTAGATATGAGTTCTTATGGAGCAGATACTACAGCTGAAAGATCATTATTAGCTAGTTTAAATGAAAGTCCTAAATTTAATATGCAAGATGCAAGTAGTGTATATACAGCTAATCCAGTAAGCACTCAAGAATATTGGCAAGATATTTATGAGCGAGTATTAAAAAGTGGTGTAGGTGAAACAGCAGCAAGAGAAATAGCAACACAAAAAGCAGCTGCATATCAGTCAAGAAAAATAAATGATTTATCATCGCAGTTTATACAATATGGAATAAATCCAGATGGAAGTGTTGGGGATTTAGGAATGGGTATTTTGGCTCAATTAAGAAATGAAAATCCTGATGCATATACTCAATTATTATCAGCATATGGTATGCCAAAAGATGTATTTGCATTTAATCAACAGATTCAAAGGGATAATAATAACGCTCAAAATCAATTAATAGCAATGAATAATCAAGGAAGAATTAATTCAGAATTGCAAAATCAACAATATGAAGAAACAGCTAACTTACAAGCTCTACAAGCACAACAACAAGCAACACTTTATCAGATAAAAGCTCAAATAGACAGGGAATATCAAAATGCAAGCTTAGTAGATAGAATGGATATTATGCGTAACAAGCTTATAGAATATGGTGTAAATCCACAAGAAGCAGGACTTATGGCAGCTGGATTATATTCAGTTTCTAAAAAGGGAAAATCTACTACTTCAAATAAAGAAGAACAAAAATTAGCTAGTGATTTAAGTGGGTTAACATTTGATTTGCTCAATTCTGCTAGAAATGATGATGCTATGACTAGTGAAGAAACATTACAAAATTATCAAAAGGAATTAGCGAAATTAGCCCCACAAATGGAAGACGATGTATATAATTTTTACAGTAATACTTTAATATATGTATTTAATTTCTTGAGAGAAAAGAAAGCGGGTAATGAAAATCAAGCTCGAGAGTATTGGAAATATATACCAGAAGATGTACGAAAAGAATATTTACCAGAATATAGTGATTAAGGAGAAATAAATCATGTCTGAACAATTAGATAAACTAAGAAAATTAACATCAAGAACATGGTTAAATAGTGGAAACTCTTCGGCTATTGTTAATGAATCAAAAGATGATGAACCAGGATTTTTGGAAAGTGGATGGGGAAACTTTAAAGGTGGTGCAGAAGGTGCTATAAGTGGTATTGCTAATTTTGCTGGGGCTAATTTAAAAGCATTGGCGGATAATCCATATTTGAATAAATGGTTATCTGCAAAAGGATTAGAAGCACAAGGACAAGCTATAACAAATAATGGATATAATGGCCATAATCTATACCAACCTGTAACAGAAAGTAATCCAACACCATATAAAGAAACAATACAGAAAAATGCTGATGCATTATTGAATGAAGGTGCATATTTAGATACATTAGCACAAGATAATATACGTAAATATGGTTCTCGTGATTCTTATGGTGGTTTATGGGATAGAGTTTCAAATTTTGATTATTGGACAGATCCAAGAGGTGCTATAGCAGATATATCACAAGGTGTAGGAAGTACGTTACCTTCATTAGCAGCTTCAGTAGTTATACCAGGAGCTGCTAAAATAGGTGGAACAGTAACAAAAGGCATTGATTTATTAAGTGGAATAACTGGTAAAAAATTAGCTTCAGCAACAATTAGAAAAGGTGCAGAAAGTGTAGCTAATCATATGATTAAATGGGGTGTTGGTGGCGGTCTTACAGAAGCAGTGTCGGATGCAGGTTCTATTTATAATGATTTAAAAGAACAAGGTTATAGTGATGTAGATATTGCAAATACTATTAATAAATTAGCCATTAATGAAGCACCTTATTTAATGGCTTCTGATGCATTAACAGGTGCTTTGATTACAGGTAAAATGGGCTTAGCCTTGAAGAAAAATAAATATTTAGGTGGTAATGATTGGTATAAAAAAATAGCTAGAAATATAATGACAGGTGTTCCATTAAATATGGCTGGTGAATATATTACAGAAATGAAACAGCAACAGCTACAAAAGGAATATACTAATAAACCATATGGAACACTTTTTAATCCTATGCTTGATGAAGAGCAAGCTGGTGCAATGGGGGCTATAGGTGCTTTAGGATTTGCTGGCATTGGTGGTATACGAGGTGGTATTAATAGAACATATAATGCATTAGTAAAAAATAAAGTTAATAATACAAATACTAACAATATATCTATTCCAAAAGGTATAGAAAATGCTGATGCATGGAAAGCTGCTACTATTGCAGCTAATGATGTAGGAAGACCAGATTTAGCAAAAGCTATTTATTCACAATGGGCTTTAGAAAGTGGTAGATTTTCTGCGGATAATGCAGTTAGAACTAATAATTTTGGCGGATTGAAAGATCCTAATACTTCTGAAAATAGATTACAAAGATTTGATTCAATCGAAGAATTTGCCCATGAATATGCTAGACAAACATTAAAAAATTATGATTTAAATAAAATTCGTGAAGGAAATATAGGAGATTTTTCACATGTACTTAAAGAAAATGGATATTATGGTGCATCAGAAGAAAAATATACTAGCGATTTAGAAAGTATTGCAAGTGAGATAGAAGATAGTACGAATAGCATTTCTTTGCCTGATAAGAAATATTACAATATCTTAGGAGAAGTTAGTGATACAGGGCTTACTACATTAACAGAACAAAAATTAAATTTATTGGCAAGAGATTTCTATAATAAATTTGGTTATAATTTAGATGTAACTAGTATGAAAAGAAATGGAGATGGTTCTTCTTGGCATGATAGTGGGCAAGCAATTGATGTGGCTAATGACTTATTAGCAAGTGATCCTGAAGCTAGAGCATGGCTTATAAAACAAGGTGAAAAATATGGATTAACATCACTTGATGAATATACTAATCCATCAGCAAATGCTACTGGCGGACATATACATTTTTCAGACCATGGAGAGCCTATACCTGGTGTATCAACTCAAGTAGATAGTGCACCAAGCATTGATAATTCAACTGCTAACGACTTTTACAATAACGATAGTTATGTATTAAATAATGATTATTCTAATATGAAAGCAGATGATATATCACTTTATGAACCTGCACAAGCAGAGTATAAAACAGAAAAAAATGATAATAATACTGATTTTGATACTTTATCTGAAGATGAAAAATGGGATATTGTTGATGAGGAAATAGCTAAAGCTCAAACAGATGGAAATATTTTATATTTAGATAAATTAACTAAAATAAAGCGTAATAATGATATATATGCTTTAGATAATTTAATTGATAATATAAAGAAAACAGATAAAAAATTTCTAACAAAATTGCAGGCAAAAAGAGCTAGTAATTTTACTTCAGAACAACAAAAGAAGATAGATAGTGCTATCCAAGAACAAAATAAGCTATATAGTGAAAATAAAACATTAGAAGCTGCAAAAAAAGCTGAAGAAATAGAGCATATGAAAAAAGGCTTTATGGCGGATAATGCTTTTAAAGTTAATAAAAATAAAGATAATAAACCCCAATTTGATACAAACAAACTAAAAATTTTAGGAAATAATTTATTAAAACAATTAGAAAAAAGTAATAATGAATTACAAAATACTAATCCTATAGTAAATTATGATAAGATAAAAGCTTCATTAGATAGTAGTGATATAAATAGACAAAGAGATGCTATTACTGCAATACAATATTTATTAAATGCATCTAATAATGATAAAAAAACTAGTAAAGCAATGTTGTTAAAAGGTTTAAATAATCCTAATAATAGAATTGCTAATGATTGGTACAATAAAATAAATAATAATTTAGATATAAATAATATAAAAA